CTCCGTTGATGCGAGCGAACATGCCGCCAGTCGTCGTCCAGATGTCGCCGTTGACAGGGGTCGTCGGAGCCGTGCCGTGCGGAAGGTTAAGGCCAGCACCGCCAGTCGCAGTCGCTACAGTGTTCACCTTGCCCGTGAAGGTGGCACCAGCAAGCGGGGCGTAGGGCGTCAGGTCAGTGGAAGTCAGGTAGCCCTGCGAGGTAACCCAAGACTGTTCGGCCAGCGTCTCGGTGACGCCGTTGAGACGGATCTGCAGGTCGCTGGTCGTGGCCCAGATTTCGCCGTTGGTCGGGGAGGTCGGAGCCGTGCCAGGAGTGATGGTCAGTCCGGCGTTGGAGGTCGTCGATGCAGGGGTGATGACTTCGCCCGTGAAGGTAGCACCAGCAAGGGCGGCGTAGGTCGTCGCGGCGGTGGCCGACTCGAGCTTTGAACTGAGAGCGGTCGAGAGGTCGCTTTGGTCACCCAGCGTGCCTAGGATTTCGCCCCACTCGACGGACTGAAGCGGAACCGTGCCGCCCACGTTGACCGTCCAAGAGGCATACGTTCCGGTTCCGGTATGGCTGATGACGTCCACTTCCATGACTCCCGTCGAGGAGTTGTAGGTCGTGACGCGGCAATGCATATGATGCGCTGCGTCGTAGGCGATGACCACGTCCTGCTGCGTGGTGTAAGAAAGACCCGTGCCGACCGTCAGGGTCTTGTTGGCGTTATTGATGGTCAGGCTCGTCGTCGATGTCGTCAGGTAGCGGTCGCCCGGGACGAGGGTTGCCCAGGAGGCGTCGTAGTCCGTGCCCGAGTTCTTGGTCAGGACTTGGCCCGTGGTGCCAGCGGAAGGCACGGCGCGAGCGAGAGGGGCGAAGCCAGCGGACACCCACGACTGCGTGGCGTAGCCAGTCAAGGCCGAGTTGTTAAGGAAGTTGGCGGTGACCCAAGATTCGGTGGCATAGCCAGAGAGCAGCGCATTCGTGAAGGCGGTCGTCTGGATGGTGCCGTTCGGGAAGGTGATGCCCGAGGCCGGCTGGATCGTGAAGTTGCCGTAGGTCGAGTGCGTGATGCTTAGGGCGCTCGGCGCGAGGTTTGCGACGTTCGAGCCAGAGCCCTGCGCCGTGACGCCGGCGAAGGACGGGGTGTTGAGGTTGCCTAGGGAAAGGTTATCCCGAGCCGTGGCGAAATTGGTCAGCGAGCCGAGGTTGTCGGCCTTGGTCAGGTAGGCGGACAGGTTAAGGGTGACCCAGTCAGTCGCGTAATCGGTGTTCGAGGTCTTCTGGAGGTACTGACCCGAGGTGCCGCCGGCAGGAACGCCAGGACCAGCCGGACCCTGAGGACCAGTCGCCCCGGGCGTGCCGACGCCGACGGTGAGGATGGCAGGGGCTGTCGCCCCCGTGGTCGCGACTACTGCTCCAGGGATGGTGATCGTGAGGGGCATGAAATTAGGCGGTGACCTGACCGATGATGTCCAAGCGCATGGTCTCAGAATAGAAGACCGAGTCGTTGTTCTGGAACCTGATGTCCCAGCGGGCCGTACCGATGGCCCAGTCCGCCGTGCTTCCGACGTAGGTGGCCGTGAAGGACAGGCCGTCACCGGCGACGACCACGGTCAGGTCGTACTCGTTGCGCTCCGCGTCGATGATGGTGGAGGTGACCGTCACGCCGTCCAGGTCAGGGATGCCTCCCGTCTCCGGGGTATAATCGACAGACGCCGCGAAGGACGATCCGCGTTTGAAGGTGACGGTGTTGCAGCTCATCGGGTCTGACTATGCCCCGATTGGAAGGGGGGGTCAGAGGTCGAAGGAAACGACGTCCGCCGAGCTCGTGATGGTCTGGAACGACCCCGTGACCCCGTTCAGCGCCGAGTAGGACATCGCGTAGGTCGTCGAGTCGATGACCACATCCCGACCCACCCAGACGTTCTGGACCTCCACGTCGTCGAGGTAGTTGGGGGCGTATGGCTCTGCCGGGTCGGTGTTATAAGCGCCGACGAGAAAGGCCGTGCTAGACGGGAAAGGTGAGCCAGGGAAAGCCAATGGTCCATTATAGCCCGTCTGAGTAATGCCACCAGAGTCCGTCCAACTGACCTGCGTCACCCACTGAGCGCATCGGAAAAGGCTGTTGGCCTGCGATGCCCATCCGTCCGTCGCGATAAGGTTATGGTCTCCGGCCTGATACCCGAAATAGGTGCTGAAGATGGGCGTGCGGTTGCGACCCCAAGTGGAGTTGGCTTCAGTCGCTCCGATCAGCACGCCCATCAGATGCGAGCGTAGTAGTACTTGGCGGTCATCCCGTTGACCTTGACGCGGTCACCCCAGAGGGAGCCGTTGACGTACTGGTGAACGGTCCAGACGGTCGGCGCTGAGACATTGTCCACGTCCACCTTGGCGAGCAGGACACACCCCTCGGTGTCGGTGTCGGTCAGTTCCAAATTGGACGAGATGACCTTGGGATAGGGCGTGTTCGAGATGCTAGGGTCGGGGAAGGCATAGGGCGACGCGGCCTCAGGGCCGGCACGGAGATAGACCCAGGACTCCTTCGTCGAGGTGTTGAAGGATAGGACATCGGTTGGAGGCGTAGGTACGCCGGATGTCGTGCTGTCCAAGAGCTGCTCGACGCCACTGATGACATCATCCATCTCAGGGACGAGGTTGTTCAGCGTCCCGCTGACGACCTGATAACGCATGACTCCGCTGACGACCGCCACGATCTTGACCTTGAACGGGTGGTCGGCCGACGATGATGTAGGGGACGGGAAAGGGTCGGACGTGTCCAGCGTGAACCCGTGCGAGGACGAGTCGAAGTTATAGCCAACGCCGGGTTGGAGTTTCATCAGGCAGAAGCGTAGACAGAGGCCACGTAGCCCTCGCGGTTGAAACGGATTTCGTAATTAACTTTGAACAGGCTTCCAAAGTCTTCCGTACTAACCTGAGCAAGCAGAAGTTGGTTCTTTCCGCTGACAGTAAAGGTTGAGCCCATGTACGATGGCAAAAGGTCGATGCTATTGAAAGAACGAGTACCAGATGTCTTTCCTACGCGTTCAATCAGTCCAGTGACGTGAGATGACTGAGACGTATAGAAAAACCCGGAGAAGGAAGTCTGCGGGGCAAGGTAGTTCGTCTTGCCGTAGAAGTCATTGAACTCGGATTTCTTGAATCCAAGGAACTTGCGTCCCTTAGGGCTTTCAAAAGTAGATCCGTTGTTACCTCCGTACTCGGTTGGGTTGGTTCCAGCAATGGCTTCAAAGTTTGGGTCTGCCTTGGTTCCAGGGCTTGTTCCGACGCCGGCGATAGGCGAGCCTGAGAAGCCCGTAGCGAGCTCGAAGAAGTTGGGGTGTGTCGTGATATTCTCCGAGGTCAGACCCTGAGATCCGGATACTTGCGGGTTGGTCCTCAGGCCGCTATTCACGTTAAGGTCTATACCGACGTAATCTACGGTAAGGGTAGCGATGCCGAGTGCGTCAAATGTGACGCTATACTTGTGCGCGTCGCACTGTGCGTATTGTGCGATAGGGCAGGCGACTCCGCGTCCTCCAAGCACGTCAAAGTCGTACGATTGATCTACCTTGAAGGTAGCCGTGACAGTAAGAAGCCCGTAGCCGTCAGAGGATGCTTTTGCCCCTGGTTGGTTAATCGGGCTAAGGAGATTATTGCCTTGGTCGATGCGAGCCATGGTTTATTTGGAAGGGGTTTTGGTGAAGTCAGTAGGAACGGCGGACGTGCCGGAAATCTTCTGGAGTTCGGCAAGCTGCTGCTCTTGAATTTCAATCTGTCGAGCCATGGCTTCGATGACCGGATTAGGTCCGACGCCGATGACGTTGGAAAACCCTTCAGGGCCCTTGAAGTCCTTTTCCTTTTTCTGGTCTTCGAAGATTGGCTTAAACTCTCGGCCTTCAGGGCTGTCCAAGAATGCCTCGAGCGCACGGCGCTGGAAGTTCGGATCATCCTGCAGCTTGAATCCCTTTTCAAAAGCACCACGAATACGCACCTCTTCGAAGGCGATTCTGCGACCCATCTCCGTCTTCAGGAATTGCTTAGCGATTTCTTCTCGGCCCTTCTTGGCGACTTCCGTCTCGGCTTCTCGCTCCGGCTTGGCCTTGTAGAAAGAAGCCATCTTCTTTTCTTCTGTCGTGGCGTAGACAGTCTCACCCTTGGCAAGCAGGTCCAGTCCTTCCTTAGCGTCCTGCTTGGCCTTCTCGATGGCGCCGGTGATGTAGGAAAGGGCGCTCTGGAAGAGCACCATAGGAGCGGTGAACCCAAGGAAGATGTCTTTGATGCCTGTGGAGAACTTTCTCTGGATGTCTTCGACCTGCTTGCTGAAACTGACGGTTGCAGACTTGGCCTTATCCAGGGCCTGCGGCACATCCGATCTAGTCTTGATGTTAAGTTCCAGCGATTGGGACATCGGTCGTAGGGGGGCTTTCCTTTGCAGGATTGGAAGCAGTCGCGGCGGCTTCTTCTGCCTCCTTTGCTTCTACGGCAGCCATGTAAGACTCCTCCTCGGGTGACATGATCGAGACGTCAGCACCCTTTCGGATAGCCAGGGCGGAGTTAAGCCAGATGGCCTGACACTCAGGCATCTCCCAAGCACGTTGCTCAGAGATGCCGTTGGCAATCAGGTTAGAGACGATAGACAGTGGCCAAGGGACGCCCTTATCCCCGCCGCCTGACTTGGTCTTAGTCTGCTGCCAGAACTTAGGCCAATCGTCGACCAGGATATAGCCGGCGAAGGCATTGAGAAGTTGTTCAAACTTTGTGGGGTTACGCCCTAGCCAGATTATGCGGAGCTTGTCCCTCCAGCCAATCTCACCTAGTGGCTCCTCGGCGCATACTTGGCAGGCAAAGATTAGGTCGGCAGGTGTTACGCCCCGCGAGCCTGTGACCAGTGGGGAATCGAAGGCCATCAGGCGCACCCGGTACTTGAGGCACCACGGGTAAAGAGTTCGACCCAGCAAAGTGAATCTTGCCGGGTCGACGTAAGCGTTCAGGAAGCGGCGGTCCACTTCTCCGAGTCTACCCCCTTCGCGGGGGTGTCAATTAGGCAGGCGTGATGCCTTCGTAATCAATCGCCGTGATCGTGACGGCGGTGAAGCCCTTGTTCGTTCCCTTGTCATCAATCTTGGTGATGGTACCGACGAAGGACGCTGAGGCAGTGCCAGAGGGATAGGCCGAAGCCGTATTGACCGTAAAGGAGAGGGTGGCGCCGAGGGTCGGCATGGTCGAGGTCTTCGCGATGCCTTCGATGGTGATCTCGCTCTTTCGGTCGTCCAAGCGGTGAGTCTTGGTCAGGCCGGTCTCGTCGACGACCGTGACGTCCGCGTTAAAGGAGGACGAGAGGCTGTAGCTCTGGACGAAGAGGTTGGTGACAGTACCCGCCACTCCGTAGAGGCAGGTGGTTCCGTTAGAGATGGCGGCCATTTGTATTTGCCCCGATTGGAATTAGGCCGCAGGCAGGACTACCAGCACGTCGAAAGCAAAGGCCGTCGCCCAGGAACGCTCGTCGATGCCCTCGTCTTCGGAGGTCATTGTGACGTCGTAGCAGGTCGCGTCCGTCGAACTGACAAAAGCCGCTTGGATGCTGGTCAGGTCACGCATATTGCCGGACAGGGCGGCGCATCGGGCACGGTGATCGGCGAGGGTCGTGTCGTCCGCGTTGGAGAAAAGGGTGATGCGGACTGAGCAGGAATAGTTGCCAAGCCCCTCTGGGAGGTCGCCAGGAGCCCGGGCGGAGTCACAGAGAACAACGGCCTTGGGTAGGGTCTGGGTAACGGCGCTATCGCCCGTCAGGAATTGGACGGAGGTCAGCCCGGTCTGGGTCGAGAGGTAGATCACCAGTGTGGACTCTACGATGTGTCGGATGCTCTTCGTGCCCATTTCCTTTGCCCATTTTGGTAGGTTAAAGGGTCTTGACGAGGTATGGGTCTAGTGTCTTACTTGGGACGTTCACCGATGCTCTGCCAACAGGATCAAGCCCTCGCTGCCTTCTTCTCTATCTTCGAGAATGCCGTGCCGCGTCAACCTAAGCCCCGCGCCGTTAAGGTTCGCCGTGGCCCTATGCTTGCCCGTCTTTATGCCGGCGAGACCCCTGCGTCCTACGTCTGTGAGCCTAAGGTCGATGGACTCCGCGTCCTGATCACTGCGGACCTGTCCCGACGGGTCGTTCGCTTCGAGACCCGAAACGGCAACCCGATGCCCTCCCTCAACCATCTGGCCGACGAGGTGCTCGACCTCCTGGCTGGCAAGGTTGGCGTCTGGCAGCTCGACGGCGAGGCCGTGTCCGGCAAGTCCTTCTTCACCTCGGTCGGTGCCCTCCGCTCGGAGGAGTCTGCGGACGATGCCCGAGTCTGGCTGTTCGACCTTCCCTCCGTGGATGGCGATTACAGCACCCGCCGTGCCTCTCTGGAGGCTTTGTTCGCTCAGTCCTACACTACGTCCCTTCTGCTCATCCCTAGCGTCTCCTGCACCCCCGAGGAAGCGTTTCTCCGCTTTACCGCCGAAGGCTTCGAAGGTGCCATGGTCAAGGACAAGACCGCCCCCTACTCCCACGGCCTCCGCTCCAGGGCTTGGCTCAAGGTCAAGGATGCCGACACGACTGACGCCGAGATCGTGGACGTGGTCGAAGGCACTGGCAAGTGCGCCGGCATGGCAGGCCACATCGTCGTGCGCCTCGGCCGTCGCTACGTCAACGTCGGCACGGGCATGGGCAATGCCACGCGCGTTGCCCTGCTCGCCGACCGCTCTCAGCTCATCGGCCAGACCGCCGAGGTCGACTTCCAGATGAAGACCCCGACCGGCTCCCTCCGCCACCCGGTGTTCGTCCGGGTTCGCGGGGACAAGTAATTAAGTCCTGCTGCCTGCCTTTAAGCGCCTAATTGTGCGCTCCATATACTGTTCCAAATCGGCACTCATCTGACGCTCGCGATTGCCAAGGGCTAGAGCCATCGTGTTGGCTTCGTCTGCGATAGTGTTTACGTTGCCCATCAGATTCCCAATTGTGATCATGTATTGGTTCGAGTTTTCTGCGACTCGTGAATAGCCACCTGCACCTGCGTGTCTCGCAATGTAAGTCGACTCGCGAAGGTCTTTTCCGAACATCACGGGCCCGTTCTTATTTGATGGCATTGGCAATCCCATGAGAGCACGCAGCCAAGCTGACTTAGTTTTACCAACGGCCACCTGACGTTCCTTGATGTAGTCGTCCAAGGTCTTCTTGCTTTCGACCAGGAGACGCGGTTCGCCTAGCCGCTGGCCACGCTTGATGCGTCCGCCGAACTTTGCCTTGATTCGGTTATGATGAGCTCGCAGGTCTGTGGCGTACTCTAGTCCGTATTCGTTGACCTTAAGAGGGACGCGGTTGAGGTAGTTGCGCGCCTTGAGGAAAGCCCGGTCATAGTTCGGGTCGTTCAGGATTTTCGTCATGATCGGGGAGATGCGAAGCGACTCTAGGCTGGAGCGTCGCACGACCTTATCGAACATGGCGCGGTTGTTTGTCTGAGTAGCGTGGGCAAGCGTTCGGAAGACGATGGCCTTCTGACTGGAGATATTCCTGTCTCCTACCGCGACGAACATCTTGCGGATGTCACCGGCCACGGCGTTGTCGCCTGCCTTCCTTGCCTTATCGGTTAGACCTTGACCCCCAGTTCCGACGAGAGGCGGAGTGAACCTAGCCATGTCCTCGCAGATGAGCGCAGCTTGTTTCTTGGCTACGTCCTTCTCGGCTACCCCGAGCATCTTTGCTAGGGCCTCGAGCGTAGACTTAAACTCAGCGTAAGACTTGGGGACGATTTCAACCTTAACCACGGCGGGTTACTGGTTATCGTCGATGACGACGAGGGTGATCCATGCCGACCCGGGCTTATAGGTCTGGGTCGTGATGCGGACGGTCTTCCCGCCGGCCACGATTTTCTTGCCCTGGGCGAGGGAGGCGATGGGGGCACCCGACGAGAGGGTGGCCGCCGATGCCCCCGTAGAGCCGTCTGGGAGGCTCCAGGAGGCCGTTACAGCGGGGAGCCTGACAGTGTACTGGGTCCGCTCACAATACCCCCCTGCTTCGAGCACGGTCGAGACGGCGGGGTCGGAGATGAGGCAGGAGAAGGTGATGGCCCCAGAGTTGGCCGACCCGGCCACGCCGAAGTCCGCGATCATCTCCTTCGCGTCCGCCAGAAACTCAGAGTAGAGGCTCATCCTATACTTGCCCGCTTTGGTAGGGGGACAAAAAAAGACCCCCATCGCTGGGGGTCTCGTTTAAGCCTGTCTGGCTGATTAGGCCGTGGTGAGGCGGTTGAGCGAGGTCGCGCGACCGACAGCGGCACCGAAGAGCAGCGTGGCGGTGACGTTGTAGTAGCCGGACTGTTCCTGGCCCATGAGCACCTGCACGCCGAGGCCGGTGTCGGCGTCGACAGCGTTGGCGACTTCGAAGCCCGGGATTTCGCCCATCGGGAGAGCGGAGGCGACGGCGATGGCGTCAGCGCCGCAACCGAAGCCAGCGAGGGATTCGCTGTTGGCGGGGAGGCTGTTCCACTGGTAGACCGAGGCACCGGCGAGGGTACCGATCTGGCCGGAGGTCAGGATGCCAGCACCGAGGACGGAGTTACCGATGATGGTAGCGTCGCCCAGGAGGTTGTTGGCGAAGGTCGGGTTCAGGATGAACGCGCGGGGCTCGGCGGCCTTGGCGGCGTCGAGGACGCCCTTGGAG